TTGCGTTCGTTGCATTCACATTCGCGAAACCGCCTGTGACAACACCAACCAAACCTGCATTGCCCCAACAATACGGAACGCTTGAAAACATGCCAGCTGCGATCGTTGCGGTGTATGAACCCGCAGAGCCGCGAGCGACACTTGATATCCAAGAGCCTGATTGGGCTGCGACCGTGCAAGGCGTGGTTGTACATGCGCTAGTTGCAAGACCGCCGCTCGCGCCGCCACCAAACTGCAAATACTCTATGCGAAACGGTAGAGCGCCAGCACTAGAGACAGAACCAACAAACACAGGCATTGGAATGTTGTTCGTGATCGGAAAAATAGTCCACTCAATCGCCGAAGTTGTTGTCGATGTATCAATATTGATAGCACCGCTCGATGATTTGCCTTCGATTGAAATTGTCGGTGTTAAACTTGTCGCCACATAAGAACCACACAGAGTTTTCGTAGTGCGAGTCGTGCTTTGATCATTTGCTTCGAATATGACAGTGGTTCCGTCGGTCATTCTCAGACCGCCATTGCCTGCAGCGTAAGAGTTCACACTTGCGCAGATGTAATATGTTCCTGTCACTGGCAACGTTAGAGCTAGGGCAGGCAAAACAGAACCAGTCGCTACAGCACCGATGCCACTAGCTTGACGCTGAACAAGCGCACATGATGCATCTGCAGTGAAAGCACCGTAAGAAACATTAGTTCTAGCCCATGCACAAGTTGAATCATGATAACCAGAATAGTAAGATCCGATAGAGTTCACATTGTAGATCATGCCAAGCGTGTTGTTGGTAACAGGTACGCTGAAGTTAATAGCGTATGTTTCGCTATTACCGCCGACAGAGCTGACGTTAGGCCTTGAAAATGGGCTTGTTATATAACTCTCACCTAGTGGTCCACCAAGAAAAACATCTGTTGTCGAGCTTCCTGATAGCGCCATTACTGTGAAATTTGTTAATGCCGTTGATCCTGCATTTCTGACAATTGAACCTACGGTTGTCGTAGATGGGATTTTACTGAAATCGATCACATATCCTGTAGGCAAGCTCATCGAACCGATGTTTGCTGTTACCGTACCTGAGACATAGGTACCCCAAACTGTGAGCCAACCATTTGAAATCTTGTATTTGATATTCGGACTCGTAACAGTGCCCCAACCATTCGAAAATGTCGGTGTGTATGCGATCTCAGTCGAATTGTTGTAGGCATTAAGCAAGCTTGTCGCCGACCCAACATAGACGCCGTACTGAACACTTGCCGCATTGCCTGTGGCTTCTAAAACTAAAGCAGTAGTTGTCGAAGCGTCACCGCATGGGAAACTGATCGAAGCTACCTGCCCATTCGTGCCACCGTTAAGTAATTGCAAATCTGTCGTGATCTTAACTGAGTTTTGATTGATGTATGCCTTAACAAGAGACGCATCACCGTAGTAGTTAACTCGCGCCTCACAGTTTTGACCCTTCATTGCATAAGTGAATTGATCAAGCGTGTAGGTCAGAGTTTGACCTGTGGTTGATGGGTCCCATGTACAGTCAGAGACACCATCCAAAGCGTTTGATGTATTTCTAGCAAGCGATCCGCCAGAGGCCGTGATCGCTGATGTGTTCTTTTTGCAGCTAGGGTTTTGAACAAAGTTCCTATATCCGAGCATCCCATTGATCAGCTTCGATTCGATATTACGAACATCGCTTTGACCGAATGCCGTTATCGATGTCAGTAGTGTAATGAGTAGAATTAAGTGTTTCATTTAAAAGCTCCTTGATGTTTCAATCCATGACGAGTTCGTTCCGTCTGAACCTGCATATAATAAATTTAAACATTGATCTTTGCCGAGTGTTGCCGATCCATTCAAAACCAAGTTGACTCCATTTGTATAAGTCACCGTGTTTGTGTTTGAAGTGCCGCAGATTTTCAATTCTTGTCCCGCACCCATGCCTGATACAACAACCGGCGGCGATGCTGTGATGGTAATTGGCCCACCGTTACCGACTACAAAAGCCACAGTGTTGGAACCCGCGACCGGAGTGATCGCAGTACCAACGCTCATGCTAGTACCTGTTTGACGAGTGCCTTGCACTGAAGACGATCCGACTGAGCGCCATGTTGCACCTGAGTAATAATAAAAAGCGTTGTTTGTTGTGTCGATATGAATAGGAGCCGAGCCCGTTTGTGTCGAAGGTGTTCCGACCGGAGCGCCCGCACTTGTTGAGATGTAAAGAAAACCGTCTGTCGCACTTGTCGCCAAAGCACTCGCGCTATTACCAACAACGACAGAGCCCGCCGCAGATACTAATAATCTTTGAGCACCCGCAGTCGATACTTTAATAGGCAAAGTCTCTTGTTGATTGATAATACCGTTCGCACTGGAATCAATACCGACAAGCAATCCGTCCGTTGCGGTTTGTCCGGTCGTTGCGTTCGCAGTGAATTGGTGATAATTCGCCGTCGCCGTTCCTGCATCTTGCTGATTTTTTTGAACTGGAGTCGTTACACCAAGTCCGAGTTTGCCGTCAGATAACAGCGTGGCTTTCAAAGCACCTGCTGTGTAAAAGTTCATAGGTAAAGCTTCTTGCTGATTCAATATTGCGTTTCCAGTTGCATCTATTCCAATTAACAAACCGTCGCTTGACGATTGTCCAGTGGTCGCGTTCGCTGTAAATTGGTGATAGTTCGCAGTTGCAGTACCAGCATCTTGATGAAGCTTATTAGTAGATGAAGACAATCCAAGCCACAAAGACCCACCTAGATAATTTTTTGCAGTAGTCGAAGCGCCGTAGACGCCCCATTCATTTGTCACAGTTCCGCCGGTCACAGGACTTGTTAAATACAAGCCATATGAATTCGTAATCGTGCCAGCTTGATGATACGGAATGACGTTCAATCCATAGGCATTTGTCACAGCTCCCGTACTTCCTGTCTTAATACCGAAAGTAGATTTCAAACCTGACAAACTTGTCACAGTTCCGGCGCCTGCAGCTAAACTCGTGTCAGATGCAAGACCTGCCGCATTTGATAGCGTTTTAGTCGAAGACACATTCGGCTGATCAATCACAGTCACGCCGTATGCTGTGTCGGTGTTGTTAGCTGTATAAGATGGATACAGCGAAATGCTGTGGCCGTAGACAGACGATAATGGATCAGACGTGTTCTTTGTCGACAAAATTGTCGGAGCCGTCAGAGTGCCCGTAAAGGTCGGATTATTGATTGGTGCATATGTTGCTACAAACAAAGGCACATTGACCAGATCATAAAGTGTCAGTCGTTTTGTAACCATGGTCGCAGAATCGACATAAGGAAACGAGTCATTGATTCCGGTTGTAGAGCCAGAGCCCAAAGGCAGAGACGAAATCTTAACGTCAGCGCCGAAGGTTACCGAGGTCACAAACAGAGTTAAAAGTGTAATAAATTTGATCATTGATAACCCCTATAATTTGATTATGTAGTTGCACAATACAGACGGCTGCATCGTATTGTGGGCAGTGCCGGAACCTTGAGATGCAATTACAGTCGAGTTTGGTCCTTGTGTACTCGTAGCAGTGTATTGATTTGCACTTCCTGTCGTGAATGCATTATTAGAACCGCCCGATCCTCCCAAAATATAAGCGTTTGTACCGCCCGGTAAAATGTAGTGAGTATGCGAACCGCCGCCGTGATCATGCGCCGCTAATTCTGCAATAGACAAAGCATGAGCTTGTTCACCGCCACTTGCGCCAAGAGTAGTTCCATCCGGAGTCATAGTTGTCGAAGTAACTCTGTTCGCAGCCGTGCCGCCTAAGTTATCTAAACCAACCGATACGCGACCGCGTTTATCAATAATCTGTAAAGCTTTGTTTGCCGCGAAATCTACTGCCGCACTTGCGCCCCTAATAGAAGCAACGCCAGCGCTGTCATAGATCGGCAAAATCGTGTTAGCGTAGTTATCCCATAAGATTTTATATAGATCGAAAGTGTCTGCGTTCGCTCGCTCTGTAGCGTTTGAACTTGCATTACCAATCGTTTTCCCAGAAGCCCAAACCCAACCAGCTGGAAGTGTAACACCAAAAAAGTCTTTGCCGACTCCTGTCGGATCAGTGCTGAATACTTTCCAATTAGCAGTATCACTTGTTGCATTATTTAGATTTGTATCTGTTAACGAAATGTAAAGAACACCGGCCACATTGACGAAACTTCCAATATAATAAGTTGTGTCAGCGTCCCACTCAGCGACCCCGGCTTGCATCAAATAAGCAAGTTGATAAGTTGTGACAAAATGAACAGCGTTCATGTCTTCAATCGCCGGTGAATTGCCGCCAATCGCAGCTCCAAACCAACCAGTTAACCAGTTAGATAAACTCTGCGCAGTCGTAGCACTTGTTGTGAATGCAGCCGATCCTGCGAATAACGAACCAAACTGGGAGATTTGATTCACACCCGCGCCTGATCCGAAAATCTTTTGTGATACCTTTGTAATTTTTGACATTAGCTAACTCCCGAATATGACAACCACAGATTGGCCGTGCTGTAAAATGAGTAATTGTTGAACGGCGCCACTGTAGTATCAGGAGCCGCATAAGTTCTAAAACCGAAATAAGGATTGATGTGGTCAGGGACAACGACAATTGACGTTTCAACTCCCATTGGCTTTGGCAGATAACCGCCCGTAGCTAATAGCTCGAGCAAGTCAGATGTGCCAAGGCTCTCCACTATAATATAATTGAGACCCATTGTCTGATTGTCAGAAATTAAAACCTGACCGGGAAACGCGACCGCAAGTAACGATTGAATAGTCTCAAGTGAGCTGCCAGAGTTGTTTTTGATTACAACCATTTTGATCAATTGACGATAATCAGAATCGCTCAAAGTTATCTGCTGAGTGAGACCCGCGCCGATTCTTGAAACGCCAACGTATTTTCCCAATACATCAAGCTGATCACCAACCGCTGTATCAATACTGAAAGCGTCTTGAATTGTTAACGGCAAGTTATTCAGATAAACCGCCGAAGCTTGCGCCTCGACCATAGCTTTCGCCTTTGGTTTCTCATGATATTGCATGATCAACAAATTACTATAATATGCGGCCAATTCTGATTCAGTCATTACGTCACGCTCACATTCACGTCGATTGTGTTGCCAAGACCGTCGGTAGCTCTAACAACATCCGTTACCGGGAAAGTCGCGCCAGCAGTATATAAACCAGTACTTGCGTTTATAGATCCGCTCGATGCATTTGTAAAAATAGAATAAGTGTATGAACCGTACCCACCTATTGCTGTGAAAGTCGTTGTAGCTCCGTGTACGACAGTCGGTGCAAGCGGAGTCATTATCATTGGTAGAATAATAATATTAGCTGACGAAACCGCGAACTGATTATTTTTCGCAGTCGGTGTCAGAGTACTTGTGTACGCGCCACCCGAAGTTAAAGAAAACCCAGAACTTGTTACCAGAGTGTTGTTGTCAATCAATTGCACTTCTGTCGCTAAATCATTGATGTTCACTTGTTGATAAACACCCGGCACAAACGAGCTGACTAGTTGAGATCTTATCGCTGCAATGTTTGGAGCCGTCGAACCGTCTAAAGAGGTCGCTGTGAATTTGATAAATAGATTTTCAGGCGTAACATCGTCCCAACGGATTACGAAGTTGCTACCGTCAGCTTGTGTGATGTTATACGACTGCGTGCCCTTCATTCCACAACCTGCGTTGCGTTTTGAATAAATAGCGTTTGCAATCGCCGCAGGTAATGCGGTCCCTGAAACAATGACCCAAATAGAATGTGATGGAATGCCGTCACCGTCAGTCGTGCCAGTTACATTTTCATAAACAAAAGCCGCTGACATGCCAGTGATGTTCTCAAGTGCCGCAAGTAATCCGCTCAAATAACCTTGCGATGACAATGACACTGACTTCTGTCTTCTGATTCTAAGTTCAGCGTCGGACTCTTCGTTGATTCCAAGTGTGGTGTATGTTGTCGGATTGTTGATACTATCAATTCCCAAAACAATAGTGACTGGAGTTGTGATAGTATTAGGCACTGACAATATAGCGCCCGGCTCAACCGCTTCGAAAGCATAGACATAAGTCCCAGCCGCGCCGATAACAACACTCGTTAGCAATTGCCATTGATTACCTTGATTGTCTGCCACCGTATATGCTGAGTAAACAGACTGATCAGCGCCGTACAAGTTCAAAGCTTTAGTCACGACTAAAGTAATATTGGTTACCGTATGAGTTCCGGCCTGTCTTTGAATTCCATTGATAGCCACGCGCTGATCTAAAACATTACCAATCGCATAGTCAGGATCGAACTGGTTATAAATTTGAGTTAAAAGATCAGTCATATCTAACAGCGCTTGAATATAAATCATCATCATCTGACCGTCAGGACTGTCTTGATCTAGATTGATATCTGAACCGTATATCGATTTATATGCATTGCTGAAATAGGTAATCCATTCAGCTTGTGTGTTAGTGACTAGCCCGGTAGAGCTTAACGTATTAGGCATTTATTTTCTCCTCTATCCGGCTTGTATGCCGCTTCCGTCTTCCGTTAACAGTATGTCGCCGCCCTCGGTTAACAATAAATATGATACACTTTCAATCGCACTGGCCAAGCCGCCTCGCGAATAGATAGTCTCAACTGTGTATTGTAGATTCAATCTTCTATTTGTCTCAAGTGATAACGAAAAATCGACAATTCTGGTCACGCCAGTTGTGTTCAAAATAGTGGCTTGAATTGATAACTGTAAACCTATGATATTTTTAGACCCAAGCAAGTTGAACCAGTCTATCCCAGCACTCATTGCAAAAAAGCAGTCACCCAAAAAGGACTGAAGTCTAGTTTTGATGTTCTGTCCGATTGCGTCGTTTGCTGACAAATAATCGTTACGACCTTTGCCGAACGACCAGTCTCCGTCTGAATCAATTGATCTGACTATCATTCTAAAAGCCCCCCTATTTGGCTCGCAACACTGGTCAGAGCGGCAATACTTGCCGGACTAAGTGTGCAAGGTACGCCGACAACTGCATTTGTTGTCGTGATTGCTTGAATAGTAGTGATCAAGCTTTGAAGTAAAGTGTTAAGCGTTGTGATGTTGTTGGCAATCTTTACTTGCGTTGCACTGACGCCAACATAAGTTTCGCCATAAGCGAGTTTTGCTCTGGTCATATCGTAGCCAGTAATTGAATGAAGCAATGATTTAACACCAACAATAGCAATTCCGTCAGCGAATGAATGTAAACGACTGGACGCCACTGGACCGACTTGACCGCTTGAAAACCAATTGTCGATATCTCTGTCATTGAATAGAATCAGACACTCGTCACCCGTTGCGATTGGAAAGGTCAAGTTGCATAAACCGCCACCCATTATCACGACCGGAATATCTAGCAAGACAGGATAGTTGATAAGCTCATTGTAGACGACGCCGTTCGTGTCTTGCTTTAACACTGTCTTTTTATAATTGATCGTGGCGGTCGCTGTCTGATTCGTAGAATTGAAGCTTTGTATCGTGCCGATCGCATGACAGTTTAGAGATAACATGATGTCTTTTTTGTGTAGATCTAAAAGGTCTTTAAGTGATGGATCTACTTTTTTTCTGTTTAGTTGTGGTTGTGTGAATTCCGTAGCCATAACCCCCCCCTTAATAAACAGTGTTAAAAGTGCCGGATAATAATCCTACCGATGTCACGGCATCGCCGCAAACTGATTCTGAAATCATGCCTCTATGTTTTATCCACAGAACCTTGTGAATTCCATTGAATCTAGATTCTCCATTGCTTTCAACTTTAACCAGTTGTCCGACTCTTAATCCGGGCTCGAATAGCATTTCAAGAGTAATCATTTGATTTTCTTTCATCGGCGTCCCTAATAGCCCTGTTTTTTCATTGATCAAAATAATATCGCTGGCCAAACACTCGTTGTCTGACAATACATTCGCTTTACTGTTATCAATAAAAAAGCCGCCATTTGTGACGTCTCTCAACAACTCAGTAGTGTTGCCACTGATTGAATTGCCTCTTGCAATACTTCCGTCAACCGCTCCAATAGTTCCTTTAGTTACTCCGTATTTATTTAAATCAGTAACTAACGAATCAACAATTGACGAGTTGCCAGTGTTTGACGGGAATTCTGAATTAGTGATTGCATTCAAATAAGCATATCCGCCGTCATAACATTCGATTTGAGTAATGAAATTCGTACCCTCACGCACTGACCAAGCTTGTGTGATCATACCACTAAAGCCCAATGATAGATTTTTGCCGTAACCGGCTCTGAATTGAATTGTTCTATTTGTCAGAGTGTCGAACTGATCTTTTGTTATTTGATTGCGATTGTTAGGTGCAAGATTGTAAACGCGTATTTGACAGACGTTTGCTGAACTAAATGAATTACGATGAATTTCAAACTCAACTGTAAACGGTAGAGTGATTTTCAGTGTCTCGTTATTTGATTTCTCGATGTAAAGTTCATAGTTTCGATTATACTTGTCCACTCAAATACTCCGTGAAGGCCTGACATTCGGCTTCTGTCAAAATGTATAATGTGGACGCTGCATTTGAAAAATCGTCTTGCAAGTTTGGCTCTCGTTGAGTAGTCGAAAAACAAGCTAAGCCAAACGGTATCTTATTCCTGTATTGATGTAGCATGTTCGGACTGTTAACAATTCTCATGTTATTCAATACAAAAGTTCCGTATTCTAAACGAGGTATGAACCAACTGAGCTGCATAGGACAAAAGTATAATGAAATCAAAATCTGCGTGCCGTCTGGTAATACCAAGACTTGTCTTTGTTTTGCATTACTTGTTAAATTCTGAATCTTATACATGTGAACTCCTATGCTAGTTGACTTGCGAAACTAACATTCGACGTTTCGACCGACGACGTCCCTAGATCAACCTCTTCAGAACTCTGTGATAATAATCGTCCTTGCGAATCGTTCGAGTCGTATAATCCAATATTAGCCACACTCTGCGTACTCGCGAAACGCATAAGCTTAAATGTGATTTCAAAGTCAGTTATCATGCGCGTCTCTGCATCTTGTACAGCTCGCAAGCTTTGAATGATCATGTCTTGAAATACAGCCCAAGGCGTTTGAACTGTGAACAACGTTCTGTTTTTCCAGTATCCATAGAATTGCTGAAAATAGATCTGCTGTTTTGTTTGTGATTTATTTGTCTGATTTGTGATGTCTTGCTGTGTGGTCGCCCCGTTGATAACGGTTTGAGCACCGCCACCAGTTAAAGAAGCCCATGATGAAACTGCTGAGTTAGCAAGGCTAGAACCAACTTGATATAATTGAAATGCTTTGGCGTATGCGATTGCCGCGGTCTCTGAAATTTGTGGTGCATATGCGCCGATAGCTACAAGTTTTTCTGCAACTGTTTGCAACGGCATTAAAGCCGCCGGAGCTACGTCGTTCAACTCGCCGATGAATCCGCTTGTTGATATAGTTTCAGGTTTTAAAGCAACTTGATCTTGTATCGCTGTATTGTCTTCGATGTAATGATCAGTAACGTCGCTTGATAACGAAACTGATTGCTCAGCTTCATAGTTAAACAATATTGCAGGCGGCTGAGCTGAATCGTTTGGCTTCCAAGATGGATAGTTTTGAGGTTGATAACCAATCGTAGCTTGAGGACTAACAAGAATTAGATTCGAAAGTCCTAAGGCTGTGTTTGCTGCGTTTGAAATTGCTGAAGTATCTAAAGCCATTAGTTCCCCTGATTCTGAGCGCCGATCTGTCGATATGCGTCCTTAATAGATTTATGAACTGCTGTGCCTGTTTTGTGCGCGTCTTTGCCGTCATGATTGAAATTCAAATTCATAGTGACGTCATGATTGTTTACGTTCTGAGATGAATTAGGAGCGTTTACTTTTGGAGATATTCTATTCAATAATTGCTGCTGATATTTAGCTTCGCTGTCTTTAGAATTTTTACTTGTGAAATCTTTAGTGAACAAACTACCAATAGCGCCACCAATTTCGCTTGCTTTAACATCGCCACCCATAAGAGAGACAACGCCTGTCAAACTTTCATTTATAAGTTTGATTGTATCTTTAAAGACTTCAAACACTTTCAGTTTTTCACCGATTGTGACCAATGTCTCTGCAAGTTTGACCATCAAATCAACTAAGACAGTAACGTCTTTAACGAGTTGCATGCCATGTTTTGAAGTGAAGTGACCCATAGCCATTTGAATTTTAGTTCCTAAGTTAGACCACGCAACGTCTACCTTAGATAACTGATTCACTTCTTTGTCTGAATATGTAGGAGCCTTTTTGAACATCTCGGGAGTGAACACATTTTTGCGCATTGCTGCGATTGTGCCTTCACTCACGCCGAATGATTTGATCATGGCATTAGCTACGTCTGGCGGTACGGTCTTTGCGAACTTTTGTAGTTGCTCCATTACGTAGAATGTATCGCGAGCCCGCTTCGGATCGAAACCGACCTTGTTTGCCAGCATAGCCATTCCCTCGGGAGCGCCTTTGCCTAACATCATGTTGGTCATTGATTGCTGAACACCCTTGATTGATCCGGTGAACTCTTCACTTGAGACACCGGCTTGTCGAGCGGCATATTGCCATTGTTGTAAACTCTTAGCAGACAAACCAGTCAAAGCGTTGAAGTTCGAAAGATCAGTGCCGGTCTTAGCTGAGTTACTCATAAGACGCTCGAGACCATAGACAACGCCTATGATTGCGGCTTTAGCTTCAAGAGACATCGAGCGAACTTCGCCCAATCCTTTACGAACACCGTTTATTGATTTAGCAGACTGGTCCGCGCCCTTTACGCCTAATGATACAAACAACTCTCCAACATTCATTTATTCAACTCCAAATATGCACTTTCGTAGTCGTCGCAAAATTTCTCATAATTAAGAGCCTGCAAAAACGTCCTTGCATCCCACTGTTCAACTTCTTTGACGGACCCATAACCTGCCTTTGATAACTTTAAAGTCAGCAAAAGCGGATCGTCTTGAACCTCTACGCTAGGTCTTTTTTGATCGTCAGTTCGCCCAAAATATGAGCGTACTTCGCAGAGAGGCTTTTCGTAAAAGGCATGATATTCGCCTTCGCAACTTCAAAACAAACCATGAAATAATCGTCTCGAGCGTCAACGTCTTCGAATATAGAATCATCAACAATGCGATTGCCGTTATAAGTACAGCGTTGAAAACATTTGTATAAAGCCGCCTCAATCTTTTGAGATGAGAATCCAACGCAGAACAATCCTTTAAAGAAGTTTGCGTCTATCTCTTGCTTAGGATCTAAGTTCAAACCTTTCAGCTCTTCAAGACAAGCTTGATACAAGGCTTTGGCATCTTTAAAAGGCGCCGGAGTCACTTTCAACTTGGCGCCACTTGGTAGATCAATCACATCTGACATAGTATATCCTTAAGAAAGAACACGAGGCGAATTACTAAATTTCAAAGTATAAATAGCAACTGACTGTTCGCTATCGCCTTCGACGTTCATTTTTGCCTCAACTTGTTTTGTAAATATACCGCCACTTGTGATGTAAGTATCATTTCCAATTGCGCCTTTGCCGTCACCGATCTTTTTGATGAACTCACCAACGATAAGTGCAAAGCCTGCAAAGTTAGATTGTTGTTGAGCTAAAAGAGCATTCATAAATTTATCGTCAGAAGATCCGCGCACAAGTCTGATTTTTAACTCAGATTGTTTACCAGTCTCATTCAAACCATAAATAGAATTACCGTTTTTTCCGGTCTTTACAGTTGCGATGTCATTTGGGAATGTTAGTTCCGCGCAATTACCATCTGCGAAGTCTGCAAGAATTCTGTCATTAATAGAGACCGTGTCCGATCCCGAAAGTGCTACTGCTGCCATTTAAAAACCTCCATTTAATTAAAAACCTATGCGTTGATATAAACCAAAACGCTTGAGCTATGAACCGCGCCAGCTTCTTTCAAAGCAAGTTGCACGATCGGCGCTTGTCTAGCTTCGCGAGCCGCTTGTGATTGCAAAGCAACTGGTTGTGAATAAATATAATATCCACGCTGAGTAATGTTTTGCAAAAAGTCTGACTGAATGCCGAAAGTCGTTGAGCTATTCCACTCACCCGGAGCGCAATACTGATTTGTCACAGCTTGCTCGCATACTTTACGATACGCACCTTTTAGACCGTCAATACCAGATTCAGTTTGTGGAATCTTAGATGAACTCTGCGCAAGATAATTAAAGCCTGCAACTTGTAGAGCGCCAACCAACCACTGAAGGTTGTACACTTGATCGAAAAATGAGTTTTTGCCAGAGCAAAACACTTTCGAAACACCTTGCAAAGACACATAACAATCTGCACCCGCAGCTTGCGCTTTAGTCAATAGAGTTTGAGTCATTGAAGGATCTGGTTGGATACCGATCAAATCTTTCAAATGCATTGTAATAGTGGTGTTTGATCCGTTGAAGTTCACAGATAAACCGCGACCTGCATAAGCAGCGGCCATATTGATAGCGTCAGAGTCATTGTTCGCACCGTAGTATAAACCACGACTTTGAGAAAAATTGCCAGAGCGTAACAAGTCAAGTGACCCACCAACTTCGATAGAAGCCGATGCACGTTGAACGAAAAAACCGATTTTATTCAGAGGTTGAATAACTGCCGCTGCAGCTAACATGTCTGACTGTGATTCGATTTGAGCACTGATCACGCCGAAGTATTGAACTAGATCAGCTGTGCGCGAAATTGCCGCTGACAAAGCTTCTTGAGATCCTGAAGCAACGCCAACAACTGTGGTGACGATTGTCAAAAATGCATCTTCACTGCCAGCACCTTGAAGTGTATTAGAAGAGTTAGTCAACAAAGTAGCTGGACCGCTGACGCCTGTGAACACTACCGTGAAACCCACAGTGTAATCACCTGTTACGGTTACAGCACTCAAGCCAGACAATAAACGTAAAGCGACTTGCACAGCTGCCGCGTCTGCATTGTATGCCAAAGAACCAGTTTGTAAAACACCGTATGACAATTTGTATGCGCCCACAGTAGGAACGATTGAAAATGTGATCAATTGTTGCGCTATAACTGCAGGATGACTTGCCGTTAAAGGGATAATCGCAAGGTAACCATTGCCCGCTAAAATGTTAGGCTTCTGAGAAAATACAGCGTTTGCCATTGCATAAGTTTGTGACGAGGTACCGAAGTCAACGCCAACGTCTTGAGGGCTTAAATAGATTTTGTATCCATCTGAACCGAAACCGCCGCCCGGTGTGTCTCCTGTGAATAGTCCAAGATTGCTTGTGTTATATTCGCCAATACCTGACTGTGCTTGTGATACTGAAATGTTGATTACATTTGTCAGTGCTAATTGATTAGACATTTAAAATCCTCCTAGGGTTCATCTGTAATTGAAACTGTTTGAAAATCATCAAAGTAGTCGACTGCTTTAGTTTTTGTCGAAAAGTATTGAAGAGCAACCGAAATGTTGAAGCGGTATGGTATCGCGGCCCCGTCTAGATTTGATAAATTGACGAAGCTTGTCGAAAGTTTGCCGATGTAAAAGCCGTTCGCCTCTTGTTGTCTCTGAGAGTAAAAGCTGTTCAGTGCAAGCAAGACCTCTTCTTTACGATTTAAAGCGCTTAGGCCTCGACTGATTATATCGATCGAGAGAGTTGCATGCATGTTTACGGATTGTATTGGCTCGCCGCTAGAATCAAACCTCGTCGTTATACCAAATGGTTTTGCCTGCAATACAGAGACAGCGATATAAAGGTCGTTGTCCTTTGGTTGATTGATTTTTTGATCCCAGAGGTACACTCGACCATTGGTGAGTGACATTTCATTTTGGATAATTTCACAAACAAGCTGCAAAGGACTTCCGACTAATATAGATAGTGTCGCGCTCGCCGCGAGTGAGTCAACTACTGTAATTGTGTCCAAAGCTTTTGCAGGATCAGAATTCACAGAACTTGGAGCTGTGTATATTCCAGTAGACGAGTTTATAGTCCCGCCAGCGCCGCCCGCCACAACTGAATAAACATAAGGGCCAGTTCCGCCCGAAGCGCCAAAACTAGCCGTTATACCGGGAGCGACCGCTGCGTGTGTGGCTCTTAAAATCAAACTCATGTTGGCCCCGATCCTGTGTAGTCCTCGGCCAATTGATATTCGCGATAACCATAGATGTCGTATGATTTAGTTTGATAAACTCTGTATTGAGTACCCAGATATAAAACAACGTCGTCGACATCTAAAGACAACGAAGGATCGGCATGCAAAAGCATCCAATTCCATGCACGTTGTCCCTCTGGTTTGATCATCAATTGACTACCAGACAACGGCTGAATGACGCCTTGAAATTCTACTGGCGTCGTTGTCTCGACTAGCTCGAATCCGCTGACTGTTTTTACAACTACGTCGAATGTCATCTTTTGAAACCAATCTAGCAAAACTTCACTGACGTCGGGAACCGTGCCCGAGTTCGTATTCAATGGTCTACTTGATCCGTTTGAAAAAATCATTTGATGTCCGTTGTTATGCTGTCTCTTAAGTAACCCTTATCGATCAACACTTGTCCGCTGTTATTCATATAATTCGAGTTTTTCCAAGCTGCCCACTTGCCGTATCCTTGAGACGCAAATCCCTCTAACACAATAGCCTCTGCTGTGACCGCTATCTCTCTCAACCATGGCATAAGATCGCCGCCGCTGATTACTTCATTCAAATTGTCCTTGCTATTGATACCAGATTTCTCAAGTTCTTTATCTAAATGATCTATCAATGGAACGCGCAAAAAAGACCTCTGTGGAATGGTCGTTGTTCCAAACTCATGAGCTGCGCCGATTGTAGCATTTGATTGTGAATCTGCCCGAGCGTCTTTGCTGCCTAAAATGCCAACGCGTATTGTAGGCGTTTTCACTTTCAGCGCTTTCACAAGCTTGTCCAGACCTCTCAGATTCACAACTTCGTCACTCATGGTTGAGTTGTCCCTTCGACTGAGAACATTTGACCCGCGAGTTGTGGCAATACCATCATGAGATATCTAGCGCCGTAATTGGTTTTCGATAGCATAGAAAACATTGGATTATCTAGAATGCGTTGTGGAATTGATAAACCTTCGCTAACCGATCCGACTGCTTTAGAATTTTGCAGCCATCCGAATTGTCCCGAAATTCCCTGCGAACTTGAACGAATGTTGATAACCAGATAATGAGCTGACAGTAATAAATAGCCTAAATTGTATGTGGCTTGTGAAGACCAAAGACCTTGGTTCATATTCACTTGCGTCTCTTGAAACGCATTGGCGATATCTTGATCAATTATTGATGTGGTCGGATCACTACCGTATGGAAAATCACGGACAAAATAATCTTTGAAGTCTGTTATTGTCGGATTGTCATACGCCATCAAAACACCTCATCAAAAAAATGCCCGAGAGTGTTTAGCTCTCAGGCAATTCTATATAGTTACAGAACTTAATATGAAAAATACATCATTTCTAATGGACGATAAGCTTGAACACCGGTGAATTGGCCATAGCCAACATTTTGAAAAGAAAAATTGTCGATAGAGTTAGCAAGAGTATTTGTATAGTCAACTGGGATGTCCATACGCAAAGCCTCTTCGTCGTAGTTCAACAATACATATCTTTGAACGCCAAGACCAGAGTATGAGCTGTCACCATAAGACAAAGGCAAGATTTTGAAATCTTTTTTGCCAGTGATAACTTGGAACATTTCTTCAAGCAATTGCTTAACTGATTTAACTGGAAAATCAGCAGACGCTTGAGATGCCATTCCATTGTAATCTGATTCAGGTACGATAAAATGAGTTGGCCATGCAGTACGCAAACAGTTGTTACGATATTTTTCAACAACAGCACCACAAAAAGCTTTCAACTCAGTTGTGTTCATATCACTGATTTTTTTAGTGATAGTAGTTGTGTTGTTAGTGATACCAGACTGATTCAAAAGACCTAAGCAAGAACCGCCTGAAGCGTTGTTTCCTGCAAGACCCAAGAATGCAATCTTTTGAATTCCAAGATCCCAATCTTTTTTGCGTGCTTTTTCTTTGCTAGATACTAAGTCCCAGTTTCCTGACTTAGCAGCCATTTCAAGATCCATGATTGACCAACCGATAGATTTTGCCCAGTTGATAACTTGAACAGTAACACTGTCTACGCCTGCATCTGCTGAAGCAAGACGCGCATTGTTTCCACCCAAGTTGACCACGCCAGTTTCGAAACCGTCAGACATACCGAATGAACGATAAGTCACTAAGTTTGAAGACCATGCGCCTTCGCCAACACGTACCGGAAGGTAATCAGCCGGAGCAACTTCGAAAAACTTTTGCTCAGTGATTTTTTTCATGATCGTGGTCAAAGTTGTAATTGGAATTTCATAACCTAAAGCATTTAATTTGCGCTCCAAGCTATTAGCCAATTTGGTCTCTCTAGAATTCAAGATGATTTCTTCACCTTTTGAGTTTAGAATTTTTGGTTGTGGTTTCATTTTTTAATTCTCCTATTTATATTGTTATGCTTTTAAGAATGACGGTGAAGCCAATCTTACTCTGATTAGGTCGCCTGCAACTGTCGCTTTATCAAAAGCATATCCAACTAGATCAGCACCGCTTGAACCTGTTTTAGGAGCAACGCCACCCGGAGTTAAGATATCCAATTGAACTTGTGCGCCACGTGCAATCGCTGCAGTTGCATACAAGTAGATTACGTTTCCAGATTGAGAAATTTCACACTTGTCACCCGCAACGTATGATTTAGATTTGATATCAAAATTGATAAAACCGAAAACATCGTCTGAGTTTGCAGAACATTTAACAACTTTAGGAACGCCGCCAGCACTGTCATAGATTTTAACAGCTTGTCCAGCGTAAGAAGTACCAGCTTCAGAAGCGTCGATTTGAACTGCTACTGTGTTGGTGTTCATTCTCATGTCAGTCATGCCCAAGAATGGCGCAATTGTGAATTGATTCGGTACTGGACTTGGAAGGTCGGTCGCTACTGCTAATTGTGAATAGGTTACTGAAGCCGGTGAGCCTGCAGAATCCGTTGCAATTACTTTGTAATAATAAGTTGTATTCGGAATTAAACCAGAATCACTAAGTGATAACGAAGTCGCTCCAGAAATGATATTTCCGCCACCTGGTGAGAAACCTGTAGTTACTGATCTGTACCATTGATAAGTATATGGCGCTGTTCCGCCTGTCGCCACTGTAGCTGACAAGCTTGCGATTGTCTGACTTTTTGAAACTAAACTGATTGCACCTGCTGTAATAGGCATTTTGTATCTCCTTTTAAATTATTAATTTGAACCGTATCTTGATTTTCCGCGAGCTACTTGAACGTCTGGCAAGTCCAAAACAGTCGCTTTGATTTCTAATGATTTGCTTTCAGCGTTTTTCAATTTCTCGAAATTAGCTTTTGCATTCTTCTTTTTAGCTTCTTCGATTTCTTTCTCTTCGTGAGCTGCTAATTCCAAAGCTTTGGCTTTCGCTTCTTCGTCTTCTTTGTTCTCTTTTTTGTCGTCTTCGTCTTCTTCGTTGTCCATCGCTTCGTCTTCGTTTTTCACTTCTTCAACCGGAGCGCTCTTCTTCTTCATCTCTTCAAGCTCATTCTTGCAAGCTTCATAAGCATTCAAAAGTTCGTTAACTTTCATTTTGCTCTCGCCAACCATAACGTGCTTCTCGCCATCCGCCATGTCTGCATTTTCTTTTTTCTCCATGTCATCCGCTTCGTTTACAAGTTGAGTGATTGTGATTTCACGACCTGATTTAGGCAAAACAACCGACATATTTTCCAAGTCGATCTCTTTCGCGTTTTCCACTTTCGTTTTCTTAAAGAAACTAAGTTTCATTTTTGATTCTCCTTTTGAGTTTGCAATTTTCATGAGCTCTTGCTCTTTCGATTCACAATATTCTTTGAATTGGTCAGGCGTCAAAATAATAGATTCTTGATATCTAGGATCTGGAACGATCGCCAAATGATCATATTCACCTTCGATGATTTCTTTTGCGTACTCGACTCCGTGCCATTCGCCACCTGAATCTAAACGCTTTGGCAAATATGAGTTCGATAATACCCATTTCTTATTTATAGCTTCGTGTGCGCGATCGCTGACAACGATAAATTCAGCCCAGTGTTTGCCATCTGCTTTATTATAAAAGCTGCGTACCACATAACCATCGGCTTCAGCTTGCAAGTTATCTAGGTTTACTTCGTCAACGTGTGACACATAAACGGGACGTCCTTGAAATGTCTTGTCCATCTCTTTCAAGCAATTCTCAGCAACCATTATTCTATAAGGCTCTTGATCCGGCTCACGATATTCGGCAACGCCTTCAACCATGTGCAAGCCAAAATATACCTTTGGAAGTCCTTTTGCATTTTTGATCATTCTGTTTTTTTCCTTACGATGACTGGAATTGCGTAACATCTGCAGTTGTAGTCTTGGCCCGGATTGCCGTGTCTAACTGGCTCACCATCTCCCGATACAACTGGCGGATCGTCCCACCTAAAAAGTGTACCCGATTTTGACATATCGCCAAGCTTTTTGTGCTGTGGTCTAACCGGATGATTTGGAGAGCCCGCAACGCATACCCATTTATAGAATTTGACGTTAGCCTCTTCGTACTTGCTCTCTTTATATTTCGAAGTGATCAGTCTAGTCTCTTGTCGAGCTAAAAACTTCGCTTTGTTGGCCGATACCCCAAACGATTTTTGAATGTCTTTAACCATCGCCTCGGGTCTCATCCCTTTAAAGTAGCTCTTTTGCATTTTGTCTCTCAACGATTCAACTTCTTTCGTCGTGAAATCTTTGATACTCAATTCTAGATTGTTACGCCACTCATCGTTTAACTTCTGAATCTGATATGAACTCAAAGTCGGATCTACCGTAATGCGCTTTACTGACTCGGCAAACGTCTTGCCCACTCTGTGCAACATTGTGTCAAATATCTTTTGTGTCTTGAGTTTAGAAGCCAATTGATCCGGCAAAATCTGCGCAAGCTTTTTATCTATGCCGGCAAGTTTTTCAGCAAATACAGTTTCGCTTTGTGAGATCGCGTGTCTAACGTCTATTGGAAGTGCAGGCCGTGAGATCTTCCACGCTCCTTGTTTCCGATCCCACTTTGCCCCCAAAAGCTTTAGCTCTTGAGAAACACTAGCGCTGAACCTGCCACTAAATGATCCCTTAGAATATGAAATCCTGCCAGCTCTAATTGCTGATAACAGAGCATCTTTTGAGTTTTGTAATGTCTTTTTGTTTATATTCAGTTCAGCTAATAATGGATAATACATCTCTTCTTTGAACAGTCGCAAAATTTCGCGCTCTAAAGCCTCGCTCTCTTGCGTGTCCTCTTTTATAGGCGGTAGCTCAATGATTTCATTTTGTGAGCTAGTAATCATTTTGCCTTTCGCATTTTTTTGACTGGCATATCGACAACGGCTGCCGTCTGTTCTGGCTCTTCTGTTTTAAGCAATGAAGGCAAACCTCTTTGTCTGCGCGAAAAATCTTCAGCTAGAGCGCGCTGTTCATCCATGCGCTTTTTGCCCTCTTCGCCATCCCTTTCATATTTTTCAAGTTTTGCATCTAGTGTCCTGATCGCAATACCTAAAGCGTTAGACGTTGCCGTTTTGTTGCCCCTATGAAATCTAAACGAGCACAAAATTGCATGTTTTTCTAGCTCTTCAAGTGTCATTCCTGGTTGAAAAATAACCGTGTTCATCATTTAACCTTTCCTCCGAGTTTGCGATATATATAGACCACAAACTGCCATTTAATTTTACCGAACGCCTCTTGTGATCTCTCACGCGCTCTTTCCCATAATGATTTATCTACATTTTTAGGATCTTCAAAAAATGGCTTCCTGCCTTCTGATATCCAAGAGTCACCGCCGTCAACTTCATAAGCTGCAACGTCGTAACCGATAGAGTTGTCACGCTTGCGATCTTTGTCGAACTCCCATGCTCTTGGCTTGCGCGTGTCTTCGCGATTAGCTCCCGGGTCCTCAACGTCTTTACTATCTAAAGGGTCAGGCTCACCGGCTACCAATGCCGCTATTTCAGGATCGTCCGTGTTCAATTGATCTTGATTGTTATCAAGTGAAATACTTAACAATGCGTCTTTGTTGCACGCCTCTCTGAACTCGAAAGTCGTGATTTCACCGGCTTGCTTAGCCTGCAACACACGATTGAATTTCTGAGTTTTGACGTTTTCTTCTTGTTCTGCTGACAATACTCGCAACGGTTTGAACTCAATAGATAGATCGTCAGGGATGAAACCGAACAGCTTTTGACATTTGATTTCAATCACGCGCAATAGATCATATTTAATCTTGTTACGGACTTCAGCTTCAACCATGGCGTTATATACTTCCATGTCGTTCTGATCAGTCGCAAAGCCCTTGCTCGCACTTGTGCCGAATAGCTTGGTGATTGGCATACGCATGTCACTCGCCACTTGCATTCTGATACCTTCCATCGCTTCAGCTAGCCCGGCAAAAGACAGTTGCTTGTGATCAAAGTCGTCCTCTGAATCCATAACAATTGCATTCTGATAGTTTTTTTGCCAGTTGGCCATTTGAACACGCTTTTGCACAGCAGATGCTCCGACCTCACTCATAAGAGTAGTCGTCAAGTTTTTGATTTTATATACATCAAGCTTAAATTCGTCCAGAACCTCAAAGCCTAAGTCTGTCGCTTTGATGTATTGATTGATTGATCTGACTAGTTTTTCAACTACTGAGAAACCCCACCCGCGCAAACGAGGACGCAAAAAGCTTGGTGCCGTCAGTCCTTTCATTCGCATAACTCTAGATTTGTGTAATTGTTGAGAGTAATAACTGTAATGCTCAAAATTCTCAGTCTGCAATGATGGATCGTAACCGTCTGTATTTTGTTTGTCCCAGAACAGCTCCCACATATCAACAGCTCTGAACTCTAAAGGCGTATCTTTATTGATAGCCTCGATATTCAAAGGCTGCATTGGATCTTGGTCAGTCATGATTAAAACACCGGCGCCGCCAAATAAGCGATTCCATTTCGCCGCTTGTCCTACTGTATTGATATCGTCGTCTCGATCTAATGAATTGATAAGCTTCAAGATTTCATCTTCGTCTAACTGTTTAGACTTAAGGATGACCCCTCCTCGAAGTGCATCGTCAACCGGAACGTCAACGATAGTTTGAATCAATCCAATTTCACAGTATAACTCTGATAATAATTGGCGCAGATTCGAAACGAAATACCAACGTAGATTTTTGAACATGGTTCCCGAGTCAGATATTTGCTCGCTGTACGGGTTCGCGTTGTCTGTATAACCTAAGACATCTCCAAGACCATTTCTGATCGTAGAGTTGTCATTCTTAACTTTGGGGCCAGCTTTTGGCTTTGACCCTTTTTTTGCCTTTGCCATCGTGGCCCCTTGTCGTTATGCGATTGGATATTGTTGAGACTGAGCCGACTGCGCAAGCATTAGAACACCTGCGAACAACGATCCGTCTTGATCTAATTGCAAAACTGGGAAAGTGATTTCTTGTTCTAACATTGGCGGTTTGCCAGCTTCGAAAGCCTCTTGACTTAAAAAGCCACGAGCCTTCGCAATCGCTTGACCGTTACTGATAGAAACGTAAAGGGAAACAAGTTGCCAGTAGTTAACAACTGCGCCTGTATCCATAGAAAATGCATAAGTCCAAAACATAAAACCCCCTTTATTATTTAATTAATATATTTCCCAAAGTCCTGCAGCTCCGCAGACATATGTTTTTGCAGAATACTGTGTTGCTAGAGACGAAGTTGTTGCGCCGTTGATAGTGTCAGATCCTGTCCTACCAACGGTGACCGCGTTTATTGAAGAATCTATTTTCATGATTCTATATATGCGTCCAATATTAGCGGTAACACATGCAGGTAAAGTAATTGTAAAAGCCGCACTAGTGGCATCGCCTCTAACAGTTGAATATGTTCCATCTAGAGTTGTCGCACTTGATACGTTGTTTACTTTTAATTGCATTGATCCTGCAACGTGCAATGTTGAACCCGGAGCCGTCGTTCCTATTCCTAAGTTACCATTAGAATCAATTCTCATTCTCTCTGCGTATGAAGTAATCCCAGTTCTTTGACCGAAAACAAACTCACCACCCGAAGATGTTGAAGAGACAATACCCATATAGGCTCTGTTTACAGTAGCGCCGCTTTTTGTAGAAAATTGAATTAATGCAGCAGTGCCG